ATTGACTATATCTCCCCGATTCAGTCCGAGACGATGCTGGACAGTCCGTTTAAGATCCGACCTGATACGAATCAATGACAACTAAGACCAGAAAGCCCAAGGCGCTACGAGGGGCAACTAAGCCAAGGCTTCACAGTCCACTTCTCAAGGGCGAAAACAAGCTGCAAGATGTTAAAGATCTATGCGAGATTGTAAAGATCCCTTTAATGCCTTGGCAGGAGTTTGTTCTCAAAGATATGCTGACTGTGAACAAAAAGGGTGAGTGGATTCGTAAAACAAACCTAATCTTGGTGGCTCGACAGAATGGCAAGACTCACTTAGCGCGTATGCTGATCCTCGCGCACTTGATTAAGTGGAATACTAACGTGCTTATTATGTCCTCTAATAGAAGCATGGCTTTAGACACCTTTAGACAGATCACTACACTATTGGAGACCAATGACCACCTCAAAGGATTCGTTAAGCAGATCCGACACGCCAACGGCACAGAGTCTATTGAGATGCTATCTGGAGCAAGGCTCGATGTTGTTGCAGCAACTAGAGACGGCTCTCGAGGCAGAAGCGTCAACGGACTCCTATATATCGATGAAATCCGAGAGATCACAGAAGAAGGATTCAGAGCTGCTACTCCTACAACTAGAGCTCACCCAAACTCTCAAACGCTTCTTACCTCTAATGCAGGAGACGCTTTCAGCACTGTACTCAACGACCTACGAGAGCGAGCGATCGACTATCCACCCAAGTCTTTTGGATTTTATGAATACTCAGCTCCGCAATACTGCAAGATAACTGATCGCAATGCATGGGCTTTGGCTAACCCCTCATTGGGGTACACAATCACGGAGGAAGCGATTGAAGAAGCGATTGCTACTTCTCCTATTGAAAACACGCGCACCGAAACTCTTTGTCAGTGGATTGATTCTCTTAGCAGTCCTTGGCCTCATGGCGTTCTAGAAGATACATCCGATAGCACACTAGAAATGGCTGTAGGGGCTTATACTGTATTCGGTTTCGATGTCAGTCCTTCACGCAGGAACGGATCATTGGTCGCAGGACAGCTACTCCCAGATGGGAGGATTGGCATCGGGATCTTAGAGACTTACAGCTCTCAGGTAGCAATCGATGAGCTGCGAATGGCAGCAAGTATAAAGGCATGGTGTGACATTTATAAGCCTCGCCTAGTCTGCTTTGACAAGTACGCCACACAAACAATCGCAGATCGTTTAGCCAACGCTGGAGTTATGGTTGAGGATGTCTCAGGTCAGCAGTTCTACAAAGCCTGTGGAGATCTATTGGAAGGCTTAGTCAATTTAAGAGTAGTTCACAATGGGCAGGCAGAATTGATCCAACAGATGAATAACTGTGCAGCTAAAGTCAATGACAGCGCGTGGCGCATAATTAAGCGCAAGTCTGCTGGAGATATTTCAGCACCTATCGGTTTGGCAATGATTGTATCTAAGTTAATGATCCCAGTTGCTAAACCTCAGATATATATTTAGACACGCCCTATCATATTGTCTAATCTCTTGACAAATGATACACTTTCTGTCTATGGGTAAATTATTGCAAACCTTTGGTTTAGAGCCTAAGCCTTTGTTAGAAGCACAGTCTGCACCACAGGTTCTTGGTGAGTACTCACCTTATGCAATGCCGTTTCAAAGTGCATACATCGGCAGAACAGAAGCAATGTCTGTCCCAGCACTTATGCGTTGTCGCAATTTACTTGCTGGCACAATCGGCGCAATTCCTCTAGAGCTTTACAAAAAATCTAATAATGAAGAACTTGGCTCACCGGCATGGTTAGAGCAACCTTCATACTCACAACCACGATCCGTAACGATTGCATGGACGGTGGACTCGCTTCTTCTATATGGCCAAGCCTTCTGGAAAGTGGTTGAGGTTTATCAAGAGGATGGACGCCCATCTCGCTTTGAGTGGATCGCTAACAATCGAGTGACAATAACTTTAGATGCGACTAATACATTTGTTAGATCTTACGCAGTTGATGGAACCACATTACCTATGGATGGATTGGGATCTCTTGTAACATTCCAATCACTAAGTGATGGCATTCTTAACACTGGCGCATCTACAATCCGCGCAGCCATAGATGTTCAAAAAGCAGCAGCAGTTGCAGCAGCTACTCCAATGGCGAGTGGTTACATTAAAAATAATGGCGCAGATCTAGATCCTAAAGAAGTTTCAGGATTGCTTGCTGCTTGGCGTCAAGCTCGTAATAACAGGTCTACGGCATATCTCAGCAGCACTCTTGAATTTTCTCCGATTTCATTCTCACCTAAAGACATGATGTACGGAGATGCAATTTTTAACCTTGCTACCGAAATTGCACGTTTGTGCAATGTACCTGCTTACTATGTTTCAGCAGATCAGAATAATTCTATGACTTATGCAAATGTTCAAGATGAACGCAAGCAATTTTTAACACTATCTTTACAGCCATTTATTAGCGCGATTGAAGATCGTTTATCTATGGATGATATTACTGCTCGTGGCAATGTAGTTAAGTTTGATATTGATAAGAACTTCCTACGCACTGATCCACTTCAAGAATTAGCAGTAATTGAGAAACTCTTAACCCTGAATCTGATTACTCCAGAGCAGGCTATGGAAATGACTGATCTAACACCTAATGGAAGCCAAGGTATGCAATGAACCAAGTAGTTACCTTCTCTGTTGATCTAACAGCAGACTCAGCAAGTCGCACAGTATCAGGCAAGATTGTGCCGCTTAATGTTGAAGCAGGATCAACCAATATGGGCAAAGTAATCTTTGCTTCTGGATCTATCGATATTGCAGATCCTAAGGCAATCAAATTGTTAAGCCAGCATGACACAAAGAAGCCCTTAGGTCGCATGATTTCATTCAGCGAATCAGAGAACTCAATCGATGCAGTGTTTTCTATCAGTCGCTCACAGCGCGGTACTGAAGCACTAATCCTTGCAGAAGAAGGATTGCAATCAGGTTTGAGTATTGGGGCAGAAGTCCTAAAGTCAAAGATTAAGGACGGCGTAACTTATGTTTCTGCTGCTCGCTTGGTCGAAGTAAGTTTAGTAACAGAGCCAGCCTTTAAGTCTGCTCAAGTTACTGATATTGCAGCAGAAGAATCTGCTGTAGAAGAAACAATCCAACCAACAGAAAGCGAGACAGCCACCGTGGAAAATACCACTCCAGCAGTCGAAGCAACACCAGTTGAAGCACCAGCGGTTGAAGCTGCTCGCCCAACTGTTACAGCAATGTCATACACAAAGCCACGCATCGAATTGACAGCAGCTAAGTATGCAGAAAACACAATCCGCGCAGCACTAGGTGATGAGTCAGCTCGTCAATACCTACTAGCAGCAGATGACACAACAGATAACGCAGGTCTTGTACCAACACGCCAACTATCTGAAATCATCAACCCACTAGGCACAACAATCCGTCCTTCAATCGATGCAATCTCTCGTGGAGTATTGCCTGATGCGGGCATGACTTTCGAAATCCCAAAGATCACAGCAATGCCAACTGTTGCAGAAACAAACGAAGGCGCAGCATTTTCTGACACAGATCAGAATGCAGCTTTCCTATCAGTATCAGTTAAGAAGTACGCAGGACAGCAGACATTCTCTGTTGAATTGCTAGATCGTACTTCTCCAGCATTCTTCGATGAGCTAGTTCGCAACATGGCAGCAGCTTACGCAAAGACAACAAACGCAGCAGTGAACGCAGCTCTTATTGCAGGCGCATCACTAGATGCAACTACAACAGTTACATATCCAACAGCAGCAGAATTGCTAGGAATCGTAGCTCGCGGATCAGCATCAGTTTATGCAGCTACAGCAGGACTACCAAACCCATTTGCTCGCAACATGGTTGTATCAACAGGACAATGGTCTAACATCATGTCTCTAAACGATGCAGGACGTCCAATCTACACAGCATCACAGCCAATGAACGCAGGCGGTCAAGTAGCACCAACATCACTAACAGGTAATGTTGCAGGACTTAACCTCTATGTCGATCCAACAAACGCAGGCGATACAGATGGAACAATCCTTATCGTGAACCCAGATGCATACACATGGTACGAGTCACCAACATACCGCCTACGCGCTGAATCAACAGCAGCAGGACAGGTAACAATCGGCTACTACGGCTTT